GCTATACTACCACAGAGCTTTTTATTAGATTATAAGTTAAGCGATACTCTAATTATAAGTAATGAAGCATTTATAATAAACAAAATAACTACAAACTTACAGACAGGTGAGAGTAGTTTAGAATTATTAAACAAGTTATGATACAAAGTATATTACAATTATTAGAGTTTGCAAATGGTGAAACTGAGAATATCAGAATAGCTCAAGGTAAATATTCTATACCTAAAACAATCAAAGGTGCTGTAAAACAATTTAAAAATGAAATCAAATGGCAAAACAAATAATAGTAAATATAAAAGCTAATACCAAATCGGCAGAAGCAGAACTGAATAGTATAAAAAAAGAATTACAAAAATTAAACAAAGATACTGTTGTAGTTGGAGATACCTCTGAAAAAGAATTTAAAAAATTTGAGACAAGTGTTGATAAGGCTAAAGACAGCACAAAATTGCTAGGTAAAGAAACTTCTAAGACAACAAAAACATTTGGAACATTTGGCAAAGTCTTAAAAGGTCTTGGAGTAGTTAGTATCTTGCTTATAGCTTTTGATAAATTAAGAGAATTATTTTCAACAAACCAAAGAGTAGTTGATATTTTTAAAGTATCCTTTGAAGCCTTATCTATTGCCTTTAATGACTTTATAAAATTTATAGAGGGTAGCATTGGTACAGTAAAAGATTTCTTCGGTAGCTTATTTTCTGATCCTCAACAGGCAGTTAAAAATTTTATCTCAGGTGTTATAAATAGAACTATTGAAAGATTTCAGTCTTTATTAGATATGGCAGGGCTTTTAGGTAGTGCTTTTAAAAAGTTATTTAGCGGAGATTTCAAGGGTGCTTTAGAAGATGCAAATGCTGCGGGAAATGAATTTGTAGATGTAATTACTGGAGTGGATAACAGCGTAGAAAAAGTAAGCAACGCAATAGGCAACGCAGTTGATGCTACAAAAGATTATGTTACAGAAACAATAAAATCAGCAGCATCAAATGTCGAATTAGCAAAATCAGCAGAATTAGCAGCTATTGCAAATCAAGGCTTAATTGAAAAATTCGATTTACAAGCAGAAAAACTTAGACAAGTCAGAGATGACGAAAGGCTATCAATAGAAGATAGAAAAAAAGCAAACAACGAATTAGCAAAGGTTTTAGAGGAGCAAGAAAAAGTTATGCTAGAGAATGCTCAAATTTCTTTGAGGTCTGCACAAGCAGAATTAAAAAAAGATGAAAATAATATTGAAGCCAAAAAAAGAGTAATGGAGGCCGAAAATGAGCTAGCGGCAGTGAGAGCAACTGTAGCAGGTTTTAGGTCAGAGCAATTAGCTAATGATTTAGCATTAGATCGTGAAGAAAAAGAAATGATAAACTCCAAATTAGAGGCTGAAAGTAATTTGACTATAGAACAAAAAAGATTCAACGCAGAACAAATACAAGATAAATTAAAACAACTTGAAAAACAAAGAGAGATAGATACAGAAGAACAAACTTTGCAGACAAATAGATTACAAAGAATAGTTGATGAAGCTGCACAAGGAACACAAGCTAAAATTGATGCACAAATAGCACTTGATGAGTTTATAGAACAGTCAAGACAACAGAATATAACTAGAGATAAAGAAATTGCTGATGAAGAGAAATTAATACTAGATGCAAGAAAACAAGCACAACTAGGTTTCGCAAGTGCAGTAGGTGGTGTTATGAGTGCTTTAGGAGGTTTGTTACAAGAGGGAACAGCAGCAAGTAAAGCAGCAGCACTTGCTGATATAGTTATTAGTACTGGTGTAGGTTTTGCACAAGGTTTAGATATAGCACAAAAAACAGCTAAAGCAACAGGCCCAGCAGCAGCTTTTGCTTTTCCTATATTTTATGCCACGCAAATAGCAGCAGTTATCAGTGCTGTTAGTAAAGCGAAACAAATATTATCTCAAGTAAAAGGTGGTGGTGGCTCTAGTGGAGCTGTAAGCTCTGTAGGGGCAGGTGGCTCTTTTACACCACAAGCACCATCTTTTAACATAGTTGGTAGTGATCCACAAAATCAATTAGCACAGACTATATCACAACAAACACAGAAACCTGTAAAAGCATTTGTAGTATCAGGAGATGTAACAACAGCACAAAGTTTAGATAGAAATATTATTGAGGAAAGTGCTTTAGGATAAACAAAATAATTAATTAAAAACGATATATAATTATGAAGATAGTAGAACTTATCTTAGACGACAACGAAGACCTAACTGGCATAGAAGCAATTAGTATAGTTGAAAACCCTGCTATTGAAGAAGACTTTATAGCACTTAAAGGTGAACAACAATTACAATTAGCAGAGGTTGATAAAGAAAAAAGAATTTTATTGGGAGCTTTACTTGTACCTAACAAACCTATATATAGGAAAAGTGGTGAAGATGAATATTACATATACTTCTCACGAGAAACAGTACGCAAGGCCTCCCAAATTTATTTACAGAAAGGAAACCAAAACAATTCTACATTAGAACACAAACATACACTTAAAGGTTTGTCTCTTGTTGAGTCTTGGATAGTAGAGGATTCTAAAAAAGACAAGACAGCTTTATATGGTCTTGAATACCCTGTAGGTACTTGGGTAGGTGCAGTCAAAGTTAACAATGAACAAATATGGCAAGAGTTCGTAAAGACAGGTAAAGTCAAAGGCTTTAGTATTGAGGGTTACTTTGCAGATAAAGCAGAAAGACCAAAAGACCCTACAATCAACGATCTTGCACAAATAGAAGAAGAAGAAGCACAAGAGCTACTCTCACAAGTCAGAGGCATTATTAGAAATGACAAAAGATACAAGGGTGGTAAAAGATTAATATTTGAAAGTTTTAGTGATTATCCTGATGCAGTTAAAAACAATGCAAAGAGGGGTATAGAACTAAACAAAAAAGTAAACAATAAATGTGCTACAGATGTCGGTAAGATTAGGGCGCAACAATTAGCACAAGGTAAACCTATTAGTGAACAAACAATAACTAGAATGTATTCTTTCTTATCACGAGCTGAGGAATACTATAAGCCTGATGACAAAGAGGCTTGTGGTACAATCTCATATTTATTGTGGGGTGGTCTTGCAGCAAAAAGATATTCAGAAAGAAAACTAAAAGAGCTAGGTAAATTAGAATTGTATAGTGAAAAAGTAAATGATGACTTTGCAATAATTAATGATAGGCTAGGTTATGCTACAAAAGAAATGGCTGAGAAAATTGCAAAAGACATAGGTTGCGAGGGCATACATACCCACGATTATATGAATCAGATTTGGTATATGCCTTGTAAACAACACGAACTAGCTGAATTATACAGCGAAAAAATTAATGATGATTTTGCTATTATAAATGACAGATTAGGTTATTCTACAAGAGAGATGGCAGAAAAGATAGCAAAGGATATAGGATGTGATGGGATACACACTCACGATTTTGAAGATCAAACTTGGTATATGCCCTGTGAGAAACACGCATTATCAGTAGAACAATTTAGAAAATATAAATGTCCTAAGGGTTATTATAAAGATTATCAAAGGCATAAATGCGTAAAAAAAAAAGATAACTACGCAGAGATAGGCCCAAGAGGAGGTATTAGAAAAAGTCCAAAAGCACCAAAGTCAGGTACACCAAATCCAAGTCCAAAAGGTAAAGGTACAGCTAAAGGAGATGCTTCAACAAGTAGAGGAGCAAAAGTCTCACAAAAAGACTTAGCCTCTTTACAAAAAAAGTCAGATGACTTTAATGAGAGATACAAAAAGAAATTAGGATATGGCGTAACAGTAGGACAATTAAAAGCAGTATTTCAAAGAGGCTTAGGTGCGTTCAATGTATCACATAGTCCTAGAATAAAATCACCTACAGCTTGGGCTCAAGCACGAGTAAATGCCTACTTATATTTAGTTAGAAATGGTAGGCCACAAAATCCTAAGTACACAGGTGATTTTGATTTACTACCAAAAGGACATCCTAAAAGCAATAAGAAATGAAAAAAAAAGATTACATACCTAGCTATACAAGTCCAATAGGGGGGAGACGAGCTTGTTTATGTAAAGACGAATTGACTTACAAAATTGAGTGTTGTACTGGTGAGTTACACGCACAAGGTATAGGTCAAATAACAAGAAGCACTTAAAAATGCAAAATTAATTTTAAAAAGCGATATATAGTTATGAAAGCGACAGAAGTATTAAAACAAGTAAAAAGCATTCTTGGTGTTGAGCTATCTGATATTCAATTAGCAGAGCTTAAACTTGAGAATGGAACTGTTTTGGAAGCAGAAGTTTTCGAATCAGGTAAAGAGGTCTTTATTAAAACAGAAGACGAAAATGTTGCTCTTCCTGTGGGAGAGTACGAACTAGAAGATTCTCGTTTATTGGTTGTCGAAGAAGAGGGCGTGATTAAAGAAATCAAAGCTCAAGATGAAGAAAAAGAAGAAGACAAAGAAGAAATGAGATATGTAACAAGAGAAGAGTTTAGAAAAGAAATGGACGAACTCAAAGATATGGTTGAAAAAATGATGTCTCCAAAAGATAAAGAGGATATGTCATCACATATTCAAGAAGAAGTATCTCTAGCAGTTACAGAAGTTTTAAATAGCGAAGCAGAAGAAAAAGAAATTCTAAAAGAAGAATTATCTCAACCTGCTGCAGAGCCTTTGAAACATAATCCTGAGGAAAAGAAAAGCAACTTTAAAGTTAAGTTTGCTCAGAACAGGACAAAATCTACTCTTGATAGAGTAATGGAAACTATAAGTAATAAATAAATAAATATAAAATTATGGCAGTATTAACGCATATAAATAACGATGTCGTAAGAATTAAGAACGATGTCGATTCAGTATCAGCAGCAGTTACGCTAACAGCAGCAGATAGTGGAAAATGGTACGAACTTGCAGCAAGTGCAGGTGTAACAGTAACGCTACCATCAGTTGAATCAGGACTACATTTTAGATTTGTTGTAGCAAATGCTTTTGATACATCAAACTATGTAATTGATAGTGCAGAGGGAGACAACATTGATGGTATTTTAGTAGTTAATGGAGCAAGTGTTGCAGCTTCAGGAGAAGACCAAATTAACTTTGTAGCATCAGCAGAATCAGTAGGAGACTTTATTGATATTTGGTCTGATGGTAACAAATGGTATGTTTGGGGAATCGGAAACGCAGCAGGGTCAATTACGGCTACTGATCCAAGTTAATAATTAATTAAATAAATAAATAGAAAGATATGGCGACTACAACTTCGATAACTACTACTTATGCAGGTGAGTTTGCTGGTGAATATATAGCAGCAGCTTTATTAAGTGGTGTAACATTATCACAAGGTGGGGTTACAATAAAACCCAACATTAAATTTAAAGAAGTAATCAAAAAAATGGCGTTAGATTCAATATTAAAGGATGCGTCCTGCGATTTTGACCCTACATCAACGGTTACTTTAACAGAAAGGATTCTACAACCTGAGGAATTTCAAGTAAATTTACAACTATGTAAAAAAGATTTCAGACAAGATTGGGACGCTCAGAGTATGGGCTTCAGTCAGTATGACAATCTACCAAAGAGATTTTCTGACTTTTTAATTGCACAAGTTGCAGCTAAAGTAGCACAGAAAGTTGAGCAAAACATTTGGAACGGAAGCACAGCTAACGCAGGTGAGTTTGACGGATTTAAAACTTTATTACTTGCTGACGGAGACGTTGTAGATGTTTCAGGAACTACTTTATCAGCAGCAAATATTGTTGCTGAATTAGGAAAAGTGGTAAATGCAATTCCAAGTGCAGTATATTCAAAAGAAGATGTTAAGATTTACATTCCATCAAGTGCAGCTAAATTATATATCCAAGCTCAAGCAGCATTAGGATATAGAGAGCTTTACAACGTAGGAAAAACTGAGATGAACTTTCAAGGTATTCCACTATTTACAGCTCCAGGTTTAGCAGATGACACTATGGTTGCAGCAGAAGCATCAAACTTATTCTTTGGTACTGGTCTATTAAACGACTGGCAAGAAGTTAAGTTAATTGATATGGCTGACATTGACGGAAGTCAAAACGTAAGAGTAGTATTAAGAGGAAGTGCAGGAGTACAACACGGAATAGGTGCTGACATTGTATTATACTCGTAATGATGTTTAACATAAAAGAGGTAGGTGGGTATAAGCCTACTTACCTTTTTTTTTAAAATAAAAAAATATGGCTTGTAATATAACAAACGGAAGATCATTAGCTTGTAAATCAGGTGTAGGTGGATTAAGATTTGTTTTCTTTTCTAACTACAACAATACAACAAGAGACTTAGCAGTAGCAGCCGATGGTTCTGTTACTCTTGATGGCTCTGTAGATTTTTTCAGATATGATTTAAAAGGTAATTCATCTTTAGAAACAGCCATAAACTCTTCAAGGGAGAACGGAACAACTTTTTACGAAAGCACTTTAAATCTAACATTACAATTTTTAGATAAGGCGACACAAGAGCAAATTAAATTACTAGCTCACGGCAGACCTCAAGTTGTAGTACAAGATTACAATGGTAACGCTTTCTTATTAGGAAAGTTACACGGATGCGAAGTAAGTGGAGGAACAATGGTAACAGGAGCAGCTATGGGCGACTTGTCAGGATTTACATTAGTATTGACTGCACAAGAAACAAACCCACCATTCTTCTGTGCAGCAGCACCATCAGATGATGCTACTTCACCTATTGATCCTAACGCATAGAGAGTTATGGTTTATAAATAAAGGGAGGCTATATGCCTCCTTTTTTTTTATATCTATACAAAATAGCATTATTATTTCGATATATAAGTATGAAGATATTGACTACGAGTAGCTCTGCTCAGACGTTAGATGTGATACCAAGAACATTTGCATCTACATATACAATGAAACTAAGAGATACAAGTAAGAACAAAGAAGTATTTAGTGCAAGTGTTAGTGCTAGTGATGTTACAAATCACAAAAGAGTATCAGCAACTATTAGTCCTGTTTTAAAAGAGGGTAGATATTATGACTTAACTTTACTAAGTGGGTCAAGTGTTGTTTACAAAGACAAAATATTTTGCACAGACCAAACTATTAATCAAGCAAACAACAATTATTATGATATTAATAGTGGAGAATATACTTTTGATGAAACAGCAGGATCGCACGATAACGATTATATAATAGTATGAACGATTTAAGATTTATAAATTTAAGTAGTTATACAACACCTAAAGTTGTAGAATACAAAAATAAAGAGTGGGTAGCTTATGGAGAGGATAATAATTATTTTAAATACCTTATTGATAGGTACAATGGTAGTCCTACTAACAATGCAATCATAAATGCAATATCTGCTATGATATATGGTAGAGGCTTAGATGCAACAAATTCAAATCAAAAGCCTGACCAGTATGCTAAAATGATTTCATTATTTAATCACGATACAACAAGGAAACTTTGTTATGATTTAAAACTTATGGGTCAATGTGCTATGCAAGTAATATATTCTAAGGATAGAAACACTATAGCACAAGTAGAACATTTTCCTGTTGAGACATT